CGCCACACTCTTGTTTGTTGTAAATATTAACTACAACATCATGGAAGTCTTTTAACTTGCAATTAGTATTCCAAACTTGAGCTATATACCTACCATTTATTTGACTGTACATATTAACAATATCCCTGATATCTGATGCAGTGACATTTAGTAAATATCGCAATAAATTTCGCTCACCATATCGTTTGGAAAGGCCAAGCCACATATTAAGTATTTTTTCAGTCCTAACGCCCATATTCTCATCTAAATGAGCTGCATTAATTATTTTCGCAGATACATCATCGAACCCTTTTTCTCGATTAAGAGTCAATATTGTCCTTCGATTATTTTCATCTTTAAAAATATTCAGCATATCTGATAGCTTAACAATCATAGGGTCATTAACCATCATGCTACGCAATAATTTACTATCAGGAGATCGATGATAAATTCGCAATGCTTCTAAGAATCCCGTCCCCTTTTTAGTCATAGCTAAAACCGAATCATAAAAATGCAGATCTCTTATAGAACCAATCCAATAGCGTGAAGTCCATTTAATGTTGCTTTTAATAATTTTAGTGACAGCAGGCATATCAGGAGCGCTGAGCTTTAAGATCATATTAACCAGCATAGAAATCCCATATCCGCCATATTCACTAATCGAATGTGGTATATAAACATCTTTTACTTTATATCCACACTGTTCTGATAAGCGCCTTTCAAACGTTATGCGCAGACTTTTGAGGAGTTTGGCCAAATGTTCTTTATTAACTCCATGAACTGCATATGATTTCCCTATGTATTTTAAAATTGGCATAATCGGATTATCATACTCACGAATATAATCGACTGTGAGTTCATGTTTTCTCTTATCTTCATCGATATAAAAAGCTTTTTTTGCTTTGAAATCAAAACGCAAAACCTCTTTATAAGAGCCATCTTCAGACGTTCCATCCCAAAATAGCTGAATGCCTTTATATTTAATACGAAGATCGAGGAAGTCTTTACAATTAACGACTTCAAAAAACATTTCTTTAGGAAATAATTCCTCGTCATCACAGGTTAATATCACTTTGTGTACATATGGTTCGGAGCGAGTTCCACAATTAGGACAGACATAAGATTTCGCACCTGTATAATATCCGCAGCCCATACTATATTTGCGATTCCATATGCCACCAAATGTATGATCGCAATCACAATGGTGAATTGTTGTGTAAGCTGCATCATAATGTTTTTCAATTATGATGCTATCGAACATTTTGCGGATATATAAACTTGACACAGTTTCCACAGAACACCACCGCCTTAATCGTCAAACATAGCAAAGAGGTCAGCGTTATCTTCTACACCAGGCTCAACCATTGGCTGTGTTTCGGCTGTAGATGTTTCATTATCAACTGGCGTAGATTCTTTAGCTGTTTTAGACTTACGGGTACGCTTTGGCTTTTCTTCCTTTGCCACATCTTCCGTTTTTTCTTTAGGCGTAGCTGCCTTAGGAGGCTCAACCAAATCAAAAGCTTTTACAATGGCATTAGAGGCTTTCATAACGTGTTCTGTGTATGCGATACCTGCGTTGTATTCTTCCGTATTATCAGGATCAAGTTCAATTGCCTTATGCAATGCGTCTAGCGACTTTTTACATATGTCAGCTTGCGCTTTGAATTGTTGCTTAGCCATATTATTCCTCCCCTGCCATTACTGTTTTTAAATCAGTGATAATGTCATTAGTTAGTACGTCACTAGAAAAACGTTCAGTAACACCATATTTATTAAAGACAGTAATAATCTTTCCTGCACGGCCTTTGTCTTCCCCCATCCAAACCTTCATTTCCCGGAAAAATGCTTTTTTATCTATCGGTTCAGCAGTTACATCTAATGCTGCATCCTGTTCCGGTGTTTCTGTTGTAGTTGATTCGTCAGTCGGTGTTTCAACAGGAGCAGGTTCTGCTACAGGTTCTTCTACCTGTTCAACCTTTTCTTCTTTTTTATCTGTTACTAACTTACCTTCAAAATCTGTTACAGGAACATCCTTTTGCGCTGGTTCAACTTCAACAGGTTCAGGCTGTTGTTTTGTATCTACTTTTTTTGCAACTTCAGACGCCACTACTTCAATATCGATAGTCTCGCCAACCGTTACTGTAGGCGCTTCAACATTAGAGCAATTACCGCAGCATTGGTGATTTAATCGTTCGTTCCAGTCTGCTACTTGCACTGCTAAATCGTCCAACGTATTGAATTTAATAGTTAAGATATTTTGATTTTCCATGATAGTTTCTCCTTTAAAATTTGAATAATAACTCGCCATCAACTAGCATTCCAGTTGCCATCTTGGGAATGCTAAGTTCTTTAAGCTTTTTGATTACGTGCCTACTTTTAGTAATAAAAATAGTGTTTCGCTCGATTTGCTTTGCGGTCGGCTTAAAAACATGAGGTTCTGTTTTTAACGCAGGTGATACGCAAATCACTTTATTGTGAACGTCTATACCAACTCTAAAATATTCAGGACCTTTTAATTTTTTATAAGCAGCTAATGAAAGCTTGATATAACTATTAGTTACAACAATTGCTACTATTTCTGCTGCACGACGCTTTTCTTTATTATCAGCGAAAAAGTTGAAGTCAAATGTATTTACAGATGGCAATAATTTTTTAGATTTTATTTCAGGCATGTTAGCTCCTCTCAAAACTTAAATATTAGCTTTTTGGAATCACCTTCGATGATCACGTCCCCATTAATATTTTTAGTAATACCTAATTCTGTTAACTCTTTTAATACGACTCTCGCCCTTGAGATAATGATTTTAGATTTTTGTAAAGCAGCTTTAGGTGGATAAATAGCTGCTTCATTATTCTTTTCTAAAACAGGATATACATGAATTTCACGAGCTAATGTATCAACCCCAACTCGCAAGCCTTCAGGTCTACCAATTGCGTTATACGCGTCTACACTTAATCCACAAGCTGAGCCCCATACGTTAAATCGCACTTTAGGGGGCACACGCCCAGAGCGGCTAAAAAAATTAAAATCTATATTTTTATTAACAGTTGGCATGATTGCCTCCTTATGTGTTACAATTTAACTGGTTATTTTAGCTATGGACGTTACTAGTTGCACCTGGTAGCGTCCTTTTTCTTTGTTTTGCCCTCATTCGCAAATGAGAGGTATGGCAGTCTTTACATACAGTAACCACCTTCCCAATAGCGGTATTGTAAAGGCTGTAGGTAATATTCGGGGTAAGCTTGTACCCACAGTGATAACATCGTTTTACCATTTCACTAACATCTCCCCTGTAATCCACCAGTAGAAAATACCTACTACTAGATATAAGAAACATGATCCGACAATAAAGCCCTCTATAATATCAGCTAACTGTGGAGCCATAGCAGCACGTCTAAGCTCCCGTTTTTCTTTATATGTCATCGCACTCATCTTGGTTTTCACCTCCTCTTTCCCCTACCTTCATAGATGGGAAATCAAAATCTTTAACCCATTATTCATCGTCCTCCACAATTTGCTCAACTACGATATCATCAACAGTAACGCTAATGCGGAATCCTTGTGCTCCGTAAGCACTCATCATGGTTTGCAAGCTATAGATAGCGTTCATAACGTCCCCACTGATTTGATTTAAGAGGCGATCTGATTCGATTGCTTTTAAATGTGCAGCCATTGCTGTTTTGTTTACTGGAATAGCTTTCATAATTACATTTCTCCTATAACGTCATCATTGATAAAATAGATGCTACTGCTGATGCAGCTAAGCTCAAATGCACTCCTGTGTCAATCCATGTCATGATTAATTCCTCCTAGTGAATATTTGCAGCTTTAAATTCTGCATCGATAATTTTTATATCCCAACCTAGATTGTGCATTAGATAAGTCTTAAAGCCTTCCTTATCTATTACAAAGGCTCTTGATTTCTTGCCTGGTGACTGCCATGCATAGGCAAATGGGAATTTGTCCCTAGCGATACATTCTCGTACCGCAGTTAGTGTCCATCCGAGAACAGTGGCCATTTGGGATACGGCGATTGTCTTTCTAACCATAGTTACACCTCCTCTCTACTGCCACTAATGTTGTTGGTGGCTTTTACTTTTTACCGTTGCGTTATCTTTCAAATACGCTATTACATCCGTCATAATGTTTTCCACATTAGTAATCGTTAAGCCATGTGCTATTGCTATGGAAATCATTGCATCTACTATGCTCTGGTGCGTTGCTTTTGTAATGAGTTTTACTATTTTCATGGTTCCTCCCTTTTGGTTTTTGAATATCAGTTTTATAGAATGATATTTCGTGTTTACTTTTCAAAAAAAAGAACATCTAAAGACATATCAACATTTAATGCATTTTTTATTGCTCTAGCTTCCATTAATGTTAAAGGATATTTGCCATTAAGTTTATCAATAACGGTGTAATATCGTTTTCCTAATATTTCAGATAGTTTCTTTTTAGACCAGCCCTTCCTTGCCAATTCTGCTTCTAAGTTTGGGTACATAACATCACCTCCTTTCAACACGTTATTTCGTGTTCTTTACAACTAGATAATAACACGATATTTCGTGTTTTGCAAATTTAAATTTGTTTATATTTAGGAGCTGAAATTATTTATAAATTATATTTCGTGTTTATATATTGATAT